TAAATCTCATCAGAATTTACACTGTAAATCTTCTGAAGAGAAAGGTTTAATAGTAAGGATTCAATCCTACTATCAACTTGTTTACCAAAACCAGTAAGTTGTGTTTTGGAAACTTGAAAATTAAATTTCTTTTCAAGTTTTAACATGGCGAATTGTACGTCATGAGAGAGAGTAGATAAGAAACCTTCTCTACTTTGTAAGAATTCTGACGTAGAGTCAGTTTTCTCATAATCTCCGAAGAAATTTTTAAATTTATCGGAAGTCCTATCAGGAGATGAAACTCCTGATAATAAATCAACGATTGAATCGTATGATATAACTTTCTTTTCAGTACGTATTTTCATACATAGTGAATCGAGATCCCTCAATACAGAAGATTCGTAAATTTCTGTAGGGGTTGATCTACCTCCTAAAATTAAGTTTTTTAGGATGTGGACGGAACAAATCTTATCAATAACTTTTTTGATAAAAGAGTTGTCATAAAAACAATTATTTAATTGTTTTATAATTTCATTTACCGTATCAACGGTTGTTATGAAAAGAATAAGCTTTAGAATATCTAATTGCTTATAACCCTTATTTAAAAGTAAAGGTTTTTTATTGACATTGAGAACAAGTCTGTCCTCAATCTCAGAAGATATATCTCCGTTAACGAAGGTATACAGTTCCTGGATAACAGGCTTAAGTTTTACGAAAACCTGTTTTCTAAGAATTTCGAAATAGAAGTTAAAAACTTCTTCGAAACTTAATTCAAAAAATGTTAAATTTTTGAATAAAAGATTATCAGAATCATCTGAAATCTTTAATCCTGGTGAATATTCTACATATACACTAGAAGATACCTTATCAGTAAACTGTAAGGTCTCATATATCCTTGAAATAAATTTACAAGGAGAATGTGGAGAAATAATGTGAGAGATCGCACTATTAGGCTCGTAGGTCAGCATTGCTAACTTACAAATAAGGTTATGATTTAATTCAAAACCTTTTTTCTTCAAGTAGGTCTAAACCATCCTTGAAGTCAATAGGCTTACCAAAGAATAATAATAATTTGGCAACCTTGATAGGAGTTATTTCGACTCCATCAATGAAAATGCGTTTAGCAATTTCAACAACATTGGGTATACCAATGTAAGAACCCCTTTCTAAAAAGATTTTGGAGGTTTCGTATGTATATCCTTTAGTAGGAGATATATAAACACCAAGACTCGTAACGATGTCATGGTAGATTTTTGCAAGAATTAAATTCTTACAAACAAAATCGTCACCTATCACTAAGTATAGGATGTCGGTTTTCGATCTTTCAAGTTTTGAAAGACGTATAG